TTCCGCGGCAGATGGCGCAACTGTCGGCGCCGGCGCAGACGCCGCACACCTGGCAGGAAGCCGCCGAAGAGGACGAACGCGCGCGCTACAGCGCGGAGAGCGTCGCCCACAATGCGCGACTGTACGACCGGATTTTCGGCGAGGAGGAGGACGATGATGTTCCAGTTCCGCCGGAGCCTGAACCGGAGCCGGAGATGACGCCCGAGGCGAAGCGCAAGGCGGAGATGGCGGAGTTCGATCGCAAGCGACGCGAAGAGATGGAGGAGGCGCAGCGCGCGCGTGAGGGCGGTGGGTAGGTTTCTGCTGGTGACGCTCGAGGAGGACCTGGCGCGCTTCGGCACGACGCACAACGTCGCCATGTTGAGCATCCAGCACTGCCCGGGCGTGCATGACGTGGTCGACCTGCAAGCCATCAGTCCCGAGACGCTGGTGTCGTTCCTAGGCGTCGATCGCGACGTACGCGCGTTGCTCGACCAGCGTGCGGCGGATACCAGTCCCGATCACGTCATCCGCGCGTACTGGAAGGGCATCCGCCAGCCGAGGCTGCCGCTGTGACCGCGAGAGTGTTCTGTCCGTTGCACCCGTTTTCGCCGGAGGAGTGCATCTACACGTGCGAGCTGGCGCGTAAAGAACTGCAGAAGCTGAATAACGACTATCGTCAGTACTGGTTCGATCGGCGCCACGGCGTCAAGCCGATGTCACCGTTTCAGTACCAACTCCGCTATGGAACGCTCGAGCATGCCGCTGATCGGGGATGAAAGCGAGCAACATTTCATGGGACGCATCCGGCGGCACGCCAAATTGTTGGGATGGGAGGACTTTCACCAGCAGGATTCGATGGGTACGCGGGCTGGATTACCGGACCTGATTCTGGTGCGTCCACCGCGCGTGATATTTGCGGAGTTGAAATCAGAGCACGGGCGACTGACGCCGGCCCAGCGGCATACGCTCGCCAATCTGATGGCATGTCCGGGGGTGGAAACGTACATCTGGCGACCGCACGACGCCAGGGACATCTGGAGACTGTTGGCGAGACGGGACAGGATTGATGGCATGGATCGAATCACACCAGGCGCTGGGTGCGCATCCGAAGACCATTCGTCTGGCGGCGTTGCTGAAAGTGCGGGTGCCTGAAGCGGTCGGGTTGCTGCATTTCCTGTGGTGGTGGGCGCTGGACTACGCACCGAATGGCTTAGTGTCGGTGACTGATCAGCCGGTGGTGGCGCGCGCGTGCTTGTGGCACGGGCCGACGGTGCGTTTCTGGGAGGCGCTGCTAGAGGTCGGATTCATGGAGCCGGCCGAGCTGCCGAATGTCTGCAAAATCCATGATTGGGATGAGTACGGGGGCAAATTAGTCGAGTCGCGGCAGCTCCGCAAGGACTCGAACCGGCGCGCCCAGACCAGGTGGCGTAATCGCTCACGTGCGAATGGCGTAAGCGATTACGTAAGCGCTGAGTCAGCGCTGAATAAGCAGCCTACACTACCGGACACTACAGTACATAACCGTACCGTACCGGACACTCCCCCCCTACCCCCCCATCAAGTAAGCGCTTACGATTGCTGTCCTCTCGCTGGGGTGACCCAGGGGCGTGAACACATGGAACGATGTCCTTCTCGGGCAGTTACCTCATGACCTCTCTGGTTGCGCTCAAACAGCTTCACCCGGCGCCGTGGAACCCGCGGCGCATCGAGAAAGCACGCCTCAAGAACCTCGCCGAGTCGATCAAAGCCGATCCGACCTTTCTGCTGCGGCGGCCCATCCTGGCCCAGGCCTCGGGCGAGATCTACGCCGGCAACCAGCGCTGGTACGCGGTGAAAATGCTGTTCGATTCGGGCTGGCTGCCGCCCTGGAATGCGCAGACCGTGCCGGCTGACCTCGACGACGTGCCCGACCAGCTCGCCCGGGAACGCGCCATTCGCGACAACAACACTTGGGCTGACTGGGACGATGATTCGCTTTCTCGCTTACTCGGCGACTTGCGTGACGCCGGCTCCGAAACGTCACTCCTTGGCTTTGATGATCGTGACCTCGCCCAATTCCTGGCCCGATTGGACTCCGGTCGCGAGCTGAATCCGGATGATGCGGACCTCACTCCACCGGCCGAGCCGGTTACCCAGCCCGGGGATTTATGGCTGCTCGGCGAGCACCGGCTGTTGTGCGGCGACGCGGCAAATTGCGCTGACGTGCAGCATTTGATTTCTGGCGAGCCCGCAGCGCTGGTTATGACGGACCCGCCATACGGCGTGGACTATTCCGCGATCGTCGACTCGCGCGAAAACCAGAAGGCTGGTGGTTGGGCACCGCTACAGGGCGACATCGTCGCTGACCTGGACCAATTACTACCCGCGGCGTTTCGGCACGCGGCGGAAGTCGCGACCCTTGAGAACGCTGCCTGGTTTTGTTGGCACCCGCCGGGTGCCAACGCGGCACTCTTCCGCGCAGCACTCGAGTCGGCCGGTGTCGGAGTCCACAAGCAGATCATGTGGAGCAAACCGCACTTCGTCTTCGGTCGGTGGGAGTATCACTGGCAGCATGAGCCGGCGATGTATGGCTGGCGCACGCATCCGCCGTTCTACGGCGATCGCGCGGAGTCAACCGTGTGGCAGGTCGAGCACGAAGGCGGCATAAGAACGCGGAATGGCCCAGCAATGGCATTGCTGGGCCTCGGCGAGCATCCCACGCAGAAGCCGCCCGAACTGTGGGCGCGCGCGATCCGCAATCACACCGTCCCAGGCGACGTGATCTACGACCCGTTCGCAGGCTCGGGGCCGTGCGTCACTGCGGCTGAGCAATGGGCGCGTCGAGCTCGCGTGCTCGAGATTGAGCCTGGCTATTGCGACGTGATCGTCCGTCGCTGGGAGCGCGTGAGTGGTCGGCAGGCCCACAAAGCGAACGCCTGAGCGCGAGCAGCGCCTGCTCGATGCCCTCGCGGCCGGCAACACGCGCAACGCGGCTTGCGACTACGCCGGGATCACTCGCGAGACATTCAGTCAGTGGCGCGAGCGCTTTGCTGACTTTTCTGACCGGGTCAAAAAAGCCGAGTCGAGCGCCGAAGTTCGGCACGTCGCGCAAATTGCCAAGGCGGCTAGTGAGGGTGTCTGGCAAGCCTCGGCTTGGTGGCTCGAGCGCCGCCGTCCGGACGACTGGGCACGTCGTTTCGAGCCCGAACTGACCACCGCAACCGCTGTGCAGGTCAATATTGCCTTCGATCGCACCGATGCCACGCTTACGCTCCCGCCCGCCGACGAGGATTGAGTTCGTCCGCCCGAAGCTGTACGCCAAGCAGCTTGAGGCGATCTATGCCCCGGCGCGCTACTCGGTCATCGAGGCCTCGACCAAGTCCGGCAAGACGGTCGGCTGCATGATCTGGCTCACCGAGCAGGCCTGGCTGGGCAAGCCCGGGCACGAGTACTGGTGGGTGGCGCCCATCCTCGAGCAGTCGCGTATCGTCTTTCGCCGCCTCAAGCGCCAGATGACCCAGGGCACGTTTTCCACCAACGAATCGGACCCGAGCATCACGCTACTGAACGGCGCCGTGCTGCGCTTCAAGGGCGCCGACAACCCGGACTCGCTGTACGGCGAGGACGTGCACGCCGCGGTCATCGACGAGGCCACCCGCGTCAAAGAAGACGCCTGGCACGCCGTCAGGAGCACGCTCACCGCGACGCGCGGCAAAGTCCGCATCATCGGCAACGTGAAGGGCAGACGCAACTGGGCGTACCGACTCGCCCGCCGTGCCGAGGCGGGCGAGTCAGATATGCACTACGCCCGCATCACCGCGTACGACGCCATCCAGGCCGGCGTGCTGGTCCAATCCGAGATCGACGATGCTCGAGCGCAGCTGCCGGCCACGGTCTTCCGCGAGCTGTACGAAGCCGAGCCATCGGATGATGAGGGCAATCCGTTCGGCATCGCCGCTATTCGTGCGTGTCTCGAGCCGCTGCACCTGGAGTGCAAGCCGGTGTGCTGGGGCTGGGATCTGGCACGCGCGAATGACTGGACCTGGGGGATTGCGCTATGCGAGCACGCCGCGGTGTGCAGGTCGGAGCGCTGGAATCAATCGCAGTATCCGGAGGATGCATCCGATTCGGACTCCAGCTCGCATCCGGAGTACTGGGAAATTACCCTGCGCCGCGTGATGGACCTGACCGGCCGGACTCCAGCCGCCGTCGACTCCACCGGTCCCGGTGGACCGATCGACCAGGCATTGAACACGCGGCACCGCAATTTCGAGGGTTACGTGTTCAACCAGCGGTCCAAGCAGCTGCTCATGGAGGGCCTGGCCGTCGCCATCCAGTCGCACGACGTCGCCTTTCCCGAGGGCATCCTGTCGCTCGAACTCGAAGCCTTCGAGTACCAGTACTCCAGAACTGGCGTGCACTACGGGTGTCCCGAGGGCATGCACGACGACGGCGTGTGCGCGCTCGCCCTGGCCTGGCACGTCTACGCCAAACGCACCCAGCGGCACATGCTCGAGACGCTGCTCGGTCAATCGGCGCCGGTCCGCCTGCGGGGTCAGCTCGTCGGCGGCAAGAACGGCCAGTCGCGCTGGGACAGCCCGTTGGACGTTCGCTGAGGGACTAGACAACCGGTCGTACACTCAGGGCATGCCGACCACTAGTGGCAGTAGCCGCCGCACCAGTTCGGTGCAGGTTGGCGGCTCGCGAACCCAGACCATCAACGCCGAGGAACTCGCCGTCGAACTCGACAACTCGCAGTCGAGCGTGATCTACGTCGATGTGCCAGACGCCGAAGACGAAGCCGAAGCCGAGCCGGAAGCCGTCGCCGAGCCGCAGATCATCGCTGGCGAGACACCACTGCACGTCGAGTTCGACCAGGTGCGCCAGAAGCTGGCCGTGCGGCGCGCGACCGAGCAGGAAGTCGAGGCCGCCGAAGCCGGCCAGACCAGTGGCGCCGGCGACTCGTCGCCCGTGCCGGGCGTGCGCTCGAGCGCCGAAGACGGCCCGGACACGGCCGGCGGCGCCGAGGGCCGTGGTGCCAAGCCCACGCCAGCCGAAGAGGCGGCGCGCGCGGCCGAACGCGTCGAACGCCGCGCCCAGCATTGACCGCCTAGATGCGCGACCGCGACGTCCCGACGCCCGGCCAGCTCGCCACCATGTGGTGGTCGAAGTACAACGAGTTCCAGACGACTCGGCTGCGCGTGCGGGACTGTCGCGACTGGCTGAACAACCGCTGGGACCCGGTCGTGCCCAAGGACTTCGCCCAGGTGGCCGGCAACCTGGCCATCAAGCTGCCGTACGCGGTCACCGTGCCGCTGCACGCCGTGCAGATGCTGAGTGGCAAACGCCCACGCCTGCGCCGCGACCCGATGGGCAAGTCGATCGGTGCGCGCACCAACGCCTCGGACCTCGAGGTGTGGGCCAACTCGGCGGTCTCGGCCATTGAGGAGCAGCACGGTGCGTTCTGGCGACCGCTCATGGACATGCTCTTCAACCAGGGCTCGGCCGCGGTGCTGTGCTTTCCCGCCTCGGCCGGCTGGGAAAACATGCCGTCGTACGTGGACGAAAACGGCGGCGTGTACCGCCAGTGGGACGCGCCCACGCCCAAGCAGTCCAAGGCCGAATACGATGCGTACCTGCTCGACTGGAAGGCGCGCCAGGTGCCGATCGCCATCCGCGTCGTGGGCGTCGACCAGTGCCTGCCGATGCTGGGACCGGGGCATCGCCTGGACGGGCTGATCGTGCGCTCGCAGTACGCCCAGGAGGAGCTCGAAGCGCGCGGCTATCGCTGGCGTTTCGGCGATGGTGGCCACATTGGCCCGGGCTATGACCCGGACTACATGAGCCAGAGCCGTGGCTTCTATCCCAAGTTCACGCTGTACGAGCTGTGGCGGCCGGGCTCGGTGGTCTACTACATCGGCCAGGGCGTGACCGCGCCGGCCACCGACGGCTCGAATATCACCATCGCCCACCGCATCAATGCCGGCGGCGAGACCAACCTGGCGGCCATCGACCTGGCCGCCGACTTCGGGATCACGCGGCTGTGCGGCACGTGGATCTGGGGCTGCAACTTCGCCTCCGAGACCGACCCGGATCGCCGCGGCGTGCCGTTTTTGTGGCCGTTCCTGTCGGTGTTCCAGGGCATGAACAATCTGGCCACGGCCAAGCTGGCGCACACCTGGCAGCACGCCTTCGGCGGCTGGTTCATCCCGGCCAACGCCGACGTGTCACCCGACCTGGTGCTCGAAAACGGCCGACCGCGCGAGATCGACATCCAGCCCATGAAGGCCCAGTACGTGGCCGGGACGCCGGTGCCGGCGACGCATCCGGGCACCAACAAGGACGTCGACGAACTGATGGGGCTGATGCTCGGCGCGGTGCACGAGGAGGCGCCCTCCGCCGCTGCGGGGGGTGGACCGGGCGCCACCTCGGGCGTCGATCGCGCCATGATCCGCTCGATGTTGCAGGACGCCTACGATGACGTGCTCAACGGCGGCCTGGAGGCGATGACCTTCGTCGGCTCGATGGCCACCGAGATCGCCGATCGCATCGTCGAGCGCTACAGCGTGACCGTGCCGGTGTACTGCAGCACGCAGCCCAAGGGCATGCGCCAGTCAGTCCGCAAGGCTCAGGAGCTGACCGCGGACATGACCGCCGGGGTGTACGACTTCTGGTGCGAATATCCGCCGGCCGAGGGCGAAAATCTGCCCTACGCGCAGATGCTCATGCAGTGGTCGCTCGAGGGCCGCATCCCGTTGCGCCAGGCGCTCGAGAAGGGCCTCGGCGACGAGTCGCCAGACGAAACGATGATCGAGATCCAGACCGAAAAACTGCTGTTCAACACGCCCCAGGGGCAGCAGTATCTGTTTCAACTGGTGGGCAAGAAACTGGACGATCAGAAGATGGCGCAGTTATTCGCCGCGGTGCAGTCGGGCCAGGCGATGCCCGACGGCACGCCAACCGCGGCCCTGCCGGGTGGTGGCCAGCCACCGGGCCCGACCGGCCAACTGGCCGGCACCAATCCACCCCAGCCGGTGAACTCAGCCATCGGCGGCATCATGAGCGCTGCTACCCAGGCTGGTCCTCTTCGTCAGCAGGCGCTGGCGACGACTGCCGGCCCGATCATCGGCGCCGGCGCCAATCCAGGTGCATAGGCGTATGCTCGCTTTTTAAAAACGCAAAGGAGTGTTTTCCCAGATGGCACGCAACGGTGACAGCGGCGGAACCAGCAATCCGAACCCGAACGGGCCGACGTCGGCCAACGACTCGAGCCTGGCAGTGCAGAGCAACGGCAACGTCCAGAATTTCGACAAGAACCCGGCCGTGCTGAACGAGTCGCCGGCGACCAAGAAGTCGTATTCCTGGAACAAGGGTGAAACCGGCAACGCCACCTAAAGGCGGTCGGTGGACTGAGGCGAGGGACAAGGCGTACGACCGTGCCCACGGCATCAAGGAAGGCAGCAAAGCCGACAACCGGCTCGATCAAAAACGTGGCGTCCCCGTCAGGAAAGGCAAGCGCTGATGGCCGTGCTCAGCAACAAAAAGCGCCAGTCCTTACCCTCGTCCTCATTCGCCCTGCCCGGCAAGGGCGAAGGCAAGGGCGGTAAAGGCAGCGGCGCGTATCCCATTCCCGATGAGGCGCACGCCAGAGCAGCGCTGAGTCGTGCCGCACAGCATGCGTCGCCGGCCGAGCAGGCGACCATCAAACGCAAGGTTGCGGCCAAGTTTCCGGGCATCGCGGTGAGTGGCAAGAAGTCCAAGAAGTGATGCGGTGGACCACAACGTCGTCATCCTGCTGGTGCTGCTGGCGCTGGTGGTGACGCTGTTCTGGTCCTGGAGCGCACCACGCTGATGAAAGGCGGCAAGAACTAATGGCCAACGGCAAAGCACCCAAGATTCCCGGTCCGAAGATGCCGAAAGCATCTGGTATGCCGAAAATGCCGGCGCGCATGCCCGCGGCGCCGCGCCTGCCGATGGCCGGCACACCGAACGTGGCCGGACGCGCCATGCGTGCACCTCGCGCGCCGCGCATCGGCAACATCGGACCATGACCAAGGCGTGCGCCGAAAACGGCCCGAGCAATGCTGGCTCGCGCGCTGGACCGAAACGCTTCGATGCACTCGACCAGTTCGCGCGAAAGAATGCCCAACTGCTGCCGCCGCAGCCAGCCGTGCCCGAGGCGCACCGCCACCAGTACCCACCGCTACCACCCGAGCAGCGCGACATGCCGCAGCCGGTGTTCAAGGGTCAGTTCAAAGCCAACCGGCCGAAGTGGAAAAAGGCCTGATAGATAGATGCCACTCATCAAAAGCGCCTCGCCCAAGGCCGTCGGCAAGAACATCCAGACCGAAGAGCAAGCCGGCAAACCGCGGAAGCAGGCCATCGCGATCGCGCTGAACACCCAGCGGCAGGCCAAAAAGCGGAAGTGACATGGAGACTTGCTGGGTCTGCCACAGGCCACTGCCAAGTCGACCATGGAACGTGCTCATCAGCCCACCGTTGCGTGCCTATCCAGCCATGGCCGAAGCGCCGATTGATACCGTGACGATGGATAACGTCATTCGGGTGTGCAGCCCGGGCGAAGCCGAGATTGCCCAGGACCGCATCCGTTTCGCCCAACGCCTGGCCGCGACAGGCAGGATCGCCGGCTGAGCGATGGCCGGTCAGCAATCGGGCGACCTGTTGCAGCAGACCGTGGACAACTTCGCCCAGCGCGTGAGCGACTACGCCTCAGGCATCGCCGGTCGGCTCGGCGCGCCGCTCAGCGGCCAGGAGCTCAGCAAAGACGAGGTCGTCGCGCGCTGGAACTTTTCGCCGCTCGGCTCAACCCAGGCGGCTGATGCGCAGTACCACCAGCTGGTGGCGCAGGGCACCCCGCCGGGTCAGGCGCTGCAGCAGGTGTACCCGATGCGATCCATGCTATATCAGGGGGCTGACCTGCAGGACGCCATCGCCACGGCCAAGAAGATCCAGGGCTGGGCCGCCGACGCGAGCGGTCAGGAGGTGCCGGAGCAGCCCGACGGCTCGACACTCGTGCAGCACCTGGTCATGCAGCAGCAGCAGCCGGCCCCACCGCCCGTCGCCCTCACTCCGGCGGTCGGGCCGGCGCTGCCGCCTCTGCCCCAGGCACCGGCGCTGCCACCGCCGACGGCCATGACCTGACATGCCGATCACCTGGGCACCCGATCCGACCGGCCGCAACCCGGCTGGCATGTGGGTCGACTCCGCCACCGGTCAGCCGGCCAACCAACCAGGGCCGGGCTACACGGTCGGTGCTGAAGGACCACAGGCGGTGCAGGTGCCGGCCGCGGCCAACATCGACCCGAACGCCAGCCAGCCGCCGGCGCCGACCACCAGCATCGGCGCGCCCCAGGGTCAGGGGCCGAACCTGGCCGGCACGGCCGGCCAGTACACCGTCCAGCAGATCCTCGCGCCATTCGACAACGAGTTCGCCAACGCCAACCAGGCCGTCATCGACCTGAATACGACCATCAACGGCCGCCACGGCGCCAAAGACGCCCAGGGCAACCCGTTGCCGGAGATTCAGGGTGATGCCGAAGCGCTCGCCGCGGCCCAGGCGAATGCCGTGCCCGGCGTGGTCGATCCGGCCCTGCAGGCGGCGCAGAGCAAGTACCAGGCTGACCTGAGCGCCTGGTCGGCCGCCCAGCAACGCCTGGCCGCGGCCAACGTGGCGCGCCAGAACGCGCTGCAGACGGCGATCGACAAAAACGAGCTCGTGCCGGGTCAGGCGGAGCTGGCCAAGGCGCAGGCCAACGAGTCAGGCGCGCGCGCCGCCCAGATCGCCCAGGCGACCAAGACCGCGGCCGATCTGGCACCCTCGCAGCAAGCCCTGCTGGTCTCGCAGGGCGCCCAGGCCGCCGCGCAGGCCGCGCTCGATCAGGCCAACGCCGCCAAAGTCGCGGCGACCACGCCCGCCGACATTGCCAAGGCCACCGCCGACGCGGCCCTGGCCCAGGCCCAGGCCAACGCGGTCACGGCCATGGTCGGCGTCAACCAGGCCAAAGTCCAGGCCGACACGACCCTCACCGAACACCAGGTCGGTCTGACCGATGCCCAGTCGGATCTGTACCAGGCCAACGCGCGCGAAGCGGACGCGCGGGCTGGCCTGCAGTCCGCCCAGACGGCGCAGCTGGTGCCGGCTCAGGCGGCCCAGGCAGCGGGTGCTGGTGCCGCGTCGCAGGCCACGGCGCAGGCCACGCTGGCCGGCATCCAGCAGAAGCAGCTCGGGCCACTGTACGGGCTGCAGGACCAGGTCAATGCCATCCGCGCCATCCAGCAACAGGTCTTCGGGCCCGGCGGCTCGGGTGACCCGAACGAGGCCGACGATCTGCTGAAGCAGTACACGACGGCCACCATCGCCGGCACGACGCCGTACGCGGCCAATGTCGCGGCGGCCAACTACGCCCAGAACATCTACGGCACCCAGGCCAGCATGTACAACGCCGCCACCCAGGCGCTGGCCTCGCGCGCGAATGCCCTGAGTGCGCTGGGCGGCAACGTCCTGAGCACGCTCGGCTCGATGAACGCGAACGCACCGGCTGGCTCGACCGCGCTCGCGGGCGCCTTCCAGGACGTGATGAACTACACGGCCCAGGCGCAGCAGCAAGCGCAGGACGCGTTTGCCAAGTCGATGGGCCTGACGCCCGGCCAGGGCGCGTTGCAGCAACCCGCCGCGCCAGACCTGCCGGCGCTGCTGCAGCGCCTGGTGCAGGGCACGGCGCAGGGTGCCCAGGCCGCGGCCGCGCAGGGTTTTCCCAGCCAGACGGGTGGCCCGGTGACCATCAACATCGGCGGCGGCCAGTCGCAGGCGCCCGCCATGCCGGCCCCGGCACCCATGCCGCAGCCGGCCACCTTCAACCCCACGCTCGCGCCACAGAACGCGGTGCCCGGTCAGAATTACGGTGCATCGACCGCTTACACCGGCGGCGTCGCTCCCTGGAATGCCCAACCGACGATGCCGACTGGCACCACGATGAACGTCGGGGCGATGCCGGGCGCCGGGCCGCAGGGTCAGCAGTCGAGCCAATTGCCGAGCATGCTGCAGGGCTATCAGCCGGCCTCGACCAGCTCGCTCATGTCGCTCTGGGGCAACGAACTCGGCTCGGGCGCCGTACAGATGCCACAGATGGCGGCCGGCCCGAGCGTGCCGTCGGTGTACTGAGTTTGTAGATGGCCCAATTTGTCCTCCCCGATACCGTCCACGGTGGCTCGATCACCGTCTCCGGCGGCAGCCTGCAAGAAGCGCAGCAGAACGCCGCGAATGCCACCGGTGCCAGCCTGTCCCAGCAGCAGGGCGGTGGCACCTTCGGCTCGAATACCTTCGTTGGCGGAGGTGGTGGGGGAGGTGGTGGGGGCGGAGGCGGAGGCGGAGGAGGCTCCTCGAGCGGCCTGTCCGGCTTGGCCCAGTTCGCCGCGCAGACCTCGGGCGTCACCGACAAGCAGCTCGCGCAGCAGAAAGCCGAGTTCGACGCGCAACTCCAGTTCGCCCAGCAGCAGATGCAGCAACTCGGCATCCCGCAGTTGCAGATCAACCAGTACGTGGCCGCGCTGCAGCAGCAGCAATTCATCTCGCAGCTCGCCCAGGTGCAGGCCCAGGAGACCGGCTACTGGGTCCAGCCGAACCTGCCGACACTGTCGCCGACCGGTGGTGCCAACCAGCCACAGGCCACGCTCGGCGCTGGGCAGGGCGTCCAGACGCTGGCGGGCCAACTCCAGCAGGCACAGTTGTCGGGCATGTACCAGGGCGCGCCGACCGAGGCCGCACGCGAGTTCAACGCGCAGAACGCGCTCGCCCAGGGCCAGCTCGGGCAGCAGTACCTGGCCACCGCGGCCCAGCTGCAGGGTCCGCAGAACACCTTCCAACTCAGCAACTACCTGCGCGGCGCGCAGGGCAACCCGAACGTGCCGGCCTACCTGCAAGCGCTGTCGCAGAACATCGGCATGCCCGCCTTCCAGGCGACCGGCTCGACGGCCCCGACCCCGGCCAGCGCGGCCGGGTTGGCCGGACAACTCGGCGGGAGCCAGTCGGCCACGCCGGGCTGGAACTACAACCAGACGCTGGGCACGATCCAGAACATTATGAACGCCGGCGCCCAGAAGCTCGCGCCCGGCTCGCTCGAGCAACTGACACCGGATGAGCTGCAGGCCTTCGGCTCGGGCCTCGGCGCCGCCGGTGGCTCGCTGCCCAGTTTTATGCAGCAATACGCCCAGAGTCGCATCGGTCAGCAGGCGCCGACCGCCATGACCTCACTGGCGTAAGCGATGCCTGGTTCGGGCATCTGGCTCGACCCCGACACCTATCTGCAGACGGCCGGCCAGTTGTGGCAGCAGACCCAGCTGCAGCAGTTGGGTCAGCGCGCGCAGGCCGGTCAGGACTGGGCCCAGCAGGCGCTCGCCCAGACCACCCAGCGATTACAGGCGATGGTGCCGCAAGTCGCACCGCAGCCCCAGCCGGCGCCTGCGCCGACACCACCCAGCCCGCCACCCGCGCCGACGCCGATCCCCACGCCCGCACCGACGCCCGCGCCCGCGCCGATCGAGCCACCGGCAGCACCTCCGACTGCGCCCGCGCCTGCACCCGACCTCACGCCACCCACCCCGTCGCCCGAACCGCTGCCGGAAACGCCACCGCCTGGCAATCTGGTGCAGGCCGGCCAGGACTGGGCCAGCCAGCAGATCCAGAATTTGCTCCAGAATGGTGCCCCAAGCGCGGCGCAGGGGCCGTCCGCGCCGACGGGTGCTCCACTGGGTGGACCTGCGCCGAATGCGCCTGAGGCCGCGCCTGGCGCAATTTCAGGGCCACCGACCCCGATTCCAGGCGTGCCGCAGGGTCCGCGGCCAGCCGCACCTGGCGACCTGATCGACCAGGCGCGCCAGGCCGCGCAGGCCGCGGGCATCGATCCCGAGGTGTTCACCCGCCAGATCCAGCAAGAATCCGGTTTTTCCCCAACCGCCCAGAGTCCCGCCGGCGCTGTCGGGATCGCTCAGTTTATGCCCGGCACGGCCCAGGGGCTGGGCATTGACCCGACCGATCCGGCCCAGGCACTCAGGGCCGCGGCCCAACTGGACGCCCAGAACTTGAGCAAGTACGGCGGCGACTGGGGCAAGGCACTCGCGGCGTACAACGCCGGGCCGGGCAACGTCGACAAGTACGGCGGCATCCCACCTTTCGAGGAGACGCAGACCTACGTCAAGAACATCCTCGGTGGCGCGGGTCAGGCCGTGCAGAACGTGGCGCAGGGGGTTACTCAGGCCGCCTCGCAGGCCGTCAACACGGTCGTGCAGGGCGTGCAATCGGCCGTGGCGCGGGTCTCGCAGTTCGGCATGGGCCTCGCTCCCGGAGACGCCATGGCCTTTTGCGGGCCCGCCGCGGCGCTGGCCTTCGCCCAGACCTACGGTCGCAACCCGACCGTGGACGAGGCCAAGCAACTCGCCCAGCAGGTCGGCTGGAATCCAGACCAGGGCATGGCCGGCGTCGGCTCGGAAGTCAAACTGCTCAACGCCATGGGCGTGGACGCGCACGCCACCCAGGGCATCGACTGGGCCCAGGTCGGCCGCGACGCCGCCGGCGGCAACCCGGTCATCATCGACACGCCCGGGCACTACTACTACGTCGACGGCTACGACGCCAACACCGGCAAACTGCACGTCGGCACCTCGGGCACCGACCTGAAGGGCGGCAGCGAGTGGATGTCGCCGGACCAGATCAACGCCATGCCGCAATCGGGCGGCGCGGCTCGAGCGGCCATCTTCGCCGATCATCCACTGGCGCAGTCGGACGGACTGGCGCAATCGACCCCGAGCGCGTCGCCGAGCGGGCCGCTGTACATGGGCACGATGCAGCCGGCCGACCTGACGCAAAGTGCTCCGCAAAATCTGCTCGACACGCTGGGGCAGGGCATGACGACTCTCGGCAGTGGCGTGCAGGCCAAAGCCCAGGATGTGTTGAACGCCGTGCAGACCGTGGGCGGCCAGGTCGGTACCGGTGCCGGTCAACTCGGCGATTGGTACAGCCAGCAGCAGCAGCAGGCCCAGCAGACGCTCAATCAGGCCGGCATCCCGTATCAGCCAACCGACTGGACCAAGCCCTGGCTGCCGCAGGGCGGCATCGATCCCCTGGGTCAGTTGCAGACAAGCCTGCCGTTGATCGCGCGCGGCGTGCAGCAAGGCGACATCGGCGACATCCTGGGCGGCGCGGCGCGCACGGCCCTGGCGCTCGGCTCAGCCCTGCCTGGTGCCGGCGGTGCCGAAACGGCTGGTGCGCGCGCGCTCGAGCAGATCGCTCCCGAAGCGGTGCCGTGGAGCGACCGCTCGCTGGCGGCGCTCCAGAGTGGGTTGCAGCAACCGGAGCTCACCTCGGCGCAACTGCCCGTCAGCGCTATCCCCTGGTCGGAGCGCTCGCTGGCGACGCTGCAGCGCGGTCCCGAAGACCTGCCGGCCTACATCGGCGGCTACTCGCAGCGTGGCATTGCTCTTGACCCGCTGACCGGGCAGGAATACGTGCCAGCTGGCGCGCTCAGTCCGTACAGCCCGCGCGGGATCCAGATCGACCCACTCACGGGGCAGGAGATGCTGCCTGGTCCGGAGGCACCGCTCAACACGCTGCAGCAAGCCATGGCCGCGAATCCCGAGGCCACGCGCTTCATGCGGACGGCCGGCAACCAGTTCGAGCCGGTCGTGGCCCAGCAGGCTCAGGACGCCGCGGACGTGCTGACCGGCCTGCAGAACATGGCTGCCGATCGCCGATCCGCGCTCATCGACACCCTCCAGCAGATGAGCGCGCGCGTCGACCAGGCGAGTGGGGATGTCCGACCGCAGGCCGAGGTGCAGGCCGAGCTGCAGTCGCAACTGGACCTGCTCAAGTCTCGAGCGATGGACCTGCTCGGCGATCAGTCCGGCCAGGCCAGCGTCGCCTTTGCCAGGCTGCTGGGCGGCGGTGCCGCGGGCGGCTACGGCACCTACCAGGCGACCGATCCGAACGACCCGAACCGCTGGCTCAAGGTTGCCGCCGGTGCCGGCGCCGGCGCGCTCGCCGCCGGGCCGGGCCTGGACCTGGTGCTGCAGGCCGCGACCAATCCCACGGTGCGCAACTTTGTCAGTGACGAGTCGGGCGGCCTGGACGTTGGCAGAATCGCCTCCGTCCTGGGCGGTGGCGGGCCGGTTCCGCAAGACGTGCTCGAGCAGTTGCGCTCGGCCAATCTGAACCAGAACGTGTACCAGCCCATCGCCCGCCAGGGCGTCCTGCCCCAGGTCGCCGACGTCACCAAGCAGTTGATCCTGTCGAATCCGGCGACGCATATCGGCAATATGATCGGCAACACGCTCGAGATCCTGCGTTCGCCCGTGTCACTCACGCTGGGCGGACGGCCCCAGGATGCGGTCGCCGGCATCTCCGCGCTGACCCAGGCGATACCCGAGGCATCTCGAGCCGCGTGGGCTGCGCTGAACGGGCAGCAGGTCGCCACGCTGGGCACCGCGGCATCCCGGATCCCCTTGAGCCAGCCGGTGTATCGCGCGCTGGGTGCCGTGGATACGTTTTCGCGGACCCTCAGCGAGTACCAGGGCCTGGCCGAACGCGCCTCGCAGATCCTGGCCCGCGCGGGCGTGTCGCCCAGCGATCCGGGCGCGATCAACGTGCTGAATGCCAACGCCGACGACCTGCTGGCCGCGGCGCGAGCGCAGGGCGCGCGCAGCGTCTTTCAGCCGGTGCGCGATGCTACCCAGGGCACATCCTTCCTGGACAACCTGGCGCACACCTACAGCCAGTACAAGGAAGGCCTGCTGAATTCGCCCAACCTGCGCGACCAGGCGCTGGGCACCCTGCTTGACTTCGAGCTGCCCTTCGCGGGTATTCCGATGCGTCTGCTGGAAGTCGGCGCCGGCCGCGCGCCGGGCATCGCCCAGGTCACCGGCATCGGCCGAGCTCTTGCGGCTGGGCGTGCCGGCGACATGCCGGCCATGCAGCGCGCCATCGGCGAGACGACGCTCGAGACCGGCATTCAGGCCCTCATCGCCAAGGGCATCAGCGACGGCAACATCGTCGGACCCGAGAATCCGGATCACCCCGGCGGCGCCATCCGTATCGGCGGCCAGTGGTTCAACTTCGATCGGATGGCAGGCGGCTTCGCCCTGCCGATGCAGATCATGGCCGGCTTCGCCGAGGCCTTCAACAAGGCCGGCGTCAACTACATCTCGCCCTACGCAGGGCAGACCGTCGCTGGCGTCAACCGCGGCGCGCTCGATCGTCTGGCGCAGCAAACCGCGGCCGGCCTGAACGCGGCGATGAAACCGTTTGCCGACGCGGTGCCGGGCGAGGCCGTCATGCACATGCTCGCCGCGGTCGGCGACGGTGGCACCAGTCAGCTGATTCAACAGCAAGCCCAGGACGCGATCGCGCGTGTGAGCCAGCCCGGCTTCGCGCGTTTCATGGAAAACCTGACCGATCCCGTCGCGCGTGAGGTCCAGAAAGCCGGGCCGGATGCGCTGTGGCAACCCACCGCCGCGGCGATCCCTGGGCTCTCGGCCTTCGTGCCGCCCAAGATCGACCCGACCACCGGCCAGCCCATGCCGCGCACGAACTTCGGCCCTGGGCAGTTAGTGGGCGCCGAAAATCCGCATCTGTCGGCGATCACCCAGGAGGCCAACGACCTGCGCATGAAATACGGCTACCAGGTCAACCCGCCGCGCTCCTATCCCGACAGGGTCACGGTCGGCAACTCGGTGATTCCGCTGAGTCCGAGCGAGCAACAGGCCGTCGCCCAGTTGAGCGGTCAGCGCATGGCCCTGTTGACCGCGCGCATCGAGGCACCACAGTACGCGTCTCTGCCGCCCTTGCAGCGTGCCCTCATGCTGCAGGGCATCAGTCGCGCCGCCGATCAGTTGAACATCGCCGCGCTGCAGCAGGTGCTCGGCCCCCAGCAATTCCGCGCTCGGGTCATCCAGGGCATGCAACTGGCGGGCGCGCCGATGCTGGCCCAACCCCAGATCCTGGACTTCAGGCAGAGTGTCGCGAATGGGCAGGCCCTGCAGCAGGCCCTGCAAGGCGGAGGGCTGGGCAGCGCGCTCGCGCGCCTGCAGGCGGCCAATCAGGCGGCACTCGCCGGCTAACGCCCCTTCATCGCCTGATCGAGCACCCAATTGCCGAATTGTTGCTGCTGCATGGCTTGACCCTGCGTGAGCGTGGCATTCGCCTGCATCTTGGCGAGTTCGGAAGCGTTGTATGCCGCACGTTGCTGGGCCGCTACCTGGGCGCTCGAGGTGCTGGCGATGGTGCTGGCGATCAGCCAGCCCGCGAAGGCGATCGCGGCCGCGAGGCTAAAGAGAGAAAGTGGAAGCCAGTTCGGTTTACGCTGTGGTTGCATCGGAAGTGCTCCTTTCGGTGCCGGCTCCCGGTCGCCAATGCCAACTGCGACGCGGGAGCATTTCTGTGTGGTGAAGCCACCATAGCCGGCGCGTATTAGCGGCACGTTGCGGATTGGTTTGAGAAAAGCTAAATCGCTAGTGCTACTCTAGCGGCATCGTGACAGAGTCGCCCTCGTCTCCGACAGGCGCACCTGCACCCACGGGCCCGGAAGGCGCGCCCGCCGAGTCGCATCCCGAAGTTGCGCTGGGACCAGATCCCTCGATCTATCCCGAAGCCCTTCGCCCGCGACCGACCGAGCCGCCCGCACCGCCCGTCCAGGGGGCACCGGAACCTGCCGAGTCGAGCGCAGCCGAAGCCGTTGAGAACATCGCTGGAGCCGCGGAATCGCCCCAGGAGGGTGAGACGCGGGGTGCCCGACGACGAGCGGCCGAGGAGGCGTACCAGCGGGGTCTGGCCGACGCACGTGCCGAACGTGCCCAGGAGGAAGCGCGCCAGGTCGCCCAGCGCACCCAGCGCGAAGCCACCGAACACGTCGAACGCCTCTTTTCGGACCTGGAGTCTGCCGACTACGCCACCCAGGATCGGGCCCGTCAGGGCATCCTGCAGATGTATCGCGGCAACCGCCAGGCGCAGGCGTTGATGACCACCACGCGCCAGCAAATCCTTTCAGAGATGGCCGCCGATTTTCTCAAGTTGCGCGAGCTGCCCAACGTGAGCGAGGAGGACTATCAGAGCCTGCACTCTGCCCCGACGGCCGCGGAGCTCGCCAAACGAGCGATGGACCTGGGCAGAAAGTCGCGTGACGATCAGATCGCGCGACTGGAGGCCGAACTGGAAGGCCTGCGCGGCCGACTGGTGGGCTCGCGAGCCACGCCAGAGCCGCGCAACGGCGGGGGTGGCGACGTGGGCAGTCTGTCGATCGAACAATATCTGACCCTCTCGCCCAAGGACGCCGCGAAACTGTCAAGCGCACAGATCGACGCGATCACCGCTCAGTTCCTGGCCGACCAGCAGCGAAACGGTCGCTAACTAGCGGGCTGAACAAGCCCTCTACGGAGGGTCCATACATCCTTGGCGGACGTAACTATCACCACGGCCGCGGTGATGATCGACCAGGTGTGGTCGCCGGAACTGAACCGCGCCATCCAGTACGACGTCGTCATCGCCGCGTTGTTCGACGACAAGTCAGCGCTCGTCGATCAGCACGCCAATACCATCAACCTGCCGTCACGCCACAACCTGACGGCCAACGCCAAAGCGCCGGGCACGCCGCTCACGCCGCAGGCCATCACCGAGACCTCGCAGCAGTTCGTGCTGCCGATGACCAACGGTCACCGCGCGATCGCCCAGATGATCGAGGACATCGCCGAGATCCAATCGCGCTACGACATCCGCTCGGAGACGACCATCGCCGGGGCCTACGCCCTGGCGCGCCAGATGGACGTCGACGCGGCTAGCCTGTTCCCGGCCGCGACCAACTCGAGCGGCACCTCGTCAGCGGAGCTCACCGACGACAACCTGATCGCCGCGCGCACGCTGCTCCGCAACCAGGCCGCGCCGCGTCCCTGGTACATCTGCGTCCCGCCGGCCACGTACTCCGGTTTCCTGAAACTCGAGAAGTTCACCAACATGCTGTACGTCGGCCAGGACGAGGCCGGCACGGCCGTCGAGGAAGCGCGCGTCGGCAAGATGTACGGCGCCGACGTGTACGAGTCGCAGTTGCTGTCGGGCACGGCACCCGCGGCGACGGGTGCGTTCTGGTCGAAGACGCACTATTTCAAGGCGCTCCAGCGGCAACCCACGACGCATACCTGGTACTCGCCGCTCGATCTGAGCTGGGTGGTCTCGATGGACGCGATCTACGGCATGTTCGAGAGGCTAGAAGCCGACGAGGCGGCGGCCGCCACGACCAACTCGAGCAACTGGAGCGTTAAATTACTTTGTACTAAATGAGTAACTTTCTAGTTATCTCCTCGCCAGTAAGTGCATGGTAAATAATGACCAATAGAGGACGTGGTTGAGCGGCAAGTTGGTTGTCGATGTTGTTCTTGAATCGCTTCCAACCGCCGTGGAAAAAGAACAGGCCGGGGAAGTGCACCGAGGTAATGCGCCAGCCATAACTCAAGTAGGGAAGCGCGCGCTTGATTTCCACGAAGCCGTCACCAGGCACGTAGAAGTCAGGGCGTACGCGGTCCATCGAGATCGCGTGCGGATTTGCAGTCTGGAACCGGGCCTGCAATTCGGTTTCTGGAATGCCTTTGAATCGGTCACGCAGCACCTTGGCCCGATCATTTGCAGCCTCACGCCATTCGGCGTCAGTCGCTCGCAAACGTTTCTGCCGTTGATTCTGGCGAATTTGAGTCTGACGCAAAGATTCGGGATGCTCGTCGCGCCACTTCTGGGTGTAACTCCGACTTTCTTCTGGGTTGCGCTCGCGCCATCGCGCCATCGTCTCGCGCGCGATTTCCAGTGTGCGTTCGGGATTCGCAGCTCGCCAACGCCGCATATATTCGGCGCGCTTGGCCTTCTTCTCTTCGGGGGTCACACTACATGATGGATGCCACTGGTTGCGAACGTGGTTGCAAAGTAGTGCGGCCATGATGGACACCTTCTCGGGTGCCAACTACGCGCCGTTTACCACCACCAACGTGGCCGTCAAGGCGCGCCCCGGTCGATTGGCCAAGCTCGTCGTCACCAGTGCCGTGACCGGCAGCATCACCATCTATGACAATCCCAGCGCGGCGTCGGGCACGATTCTGTACACCGCGACCACGCCCGCGGTCGGCATCGTGCCGCTCGACATCCCGGCCCGCTCGGGTATCTACCTGGTGCCCGGCTCGGCCGGCGGCGGCATCCTGGTCTATTCATAGCGACACTATGCCGGCCATCATCACCCGTCCGGAGGCCGAGCAGCAGGCGTATCGGGTGCGCTTTCACGTGCGCGTGCCGGCGCGCTGGCATCAGGACGACCTGCTCAAAAAACGCAACTGGGCGCTCGGGCGCATGATCCGTCAGTTGGGCCTGCAGGGCTGGCGGTTTGTGCAGTTGAGCGATGAACCGCCGCGCGGCCCACTGCCGGTAGTGCCCGTCAAAGGCTTTCCCAGGCGGCCACCGGGTGGCAACCGCGTCACGCCGCTGGGCCGCAATGACGACGCGTTGTGGCGGGTCAGCACGCTGCCGACCTTCGGGCCCAAAGCACCCCACCTGATGACCGACGAGGTCGAGTGGGAATACGTCGCCATTTTCTCGAGAGCCACGATCGCCACCGAATACGTCGTATCTGAGAAGGGAGATCCTGAGCCGTTATGGCTGAGGCACTGACAACCGAAGCGCCCAACGCGGTGATCGCCGACCAGGGCATGATCTACTGCCGCTTCCCGTCCGGCGAGATCCAGGCGTGCGACGCCTCGCCGATGGAGCTCATGAAAAAGATCAACCGCGGCATCCAGCCCCTGGCGGACTACGGCCAGTTTGGCTCGAGCGCGTACTACATGGACCACCCGTTCGAGCCACTGTTTCAGGCCGGCGGCGCGCGCGAGATGAGCGTCCAGCAGATCGTCGATCTGGGCTATCACCTGCCTGGTCGCGCGCCGATGGTCCCGACCTGCGAGCGGCACGTGGGCGACGGCAAAGACCACCTGGCGCACAGCGGGCGCGCGGGCGCCGGCTCGGCCAAGGCGCAGGGCTGTTGGCGCGGCGCGCGGCCCGTGCAGTTTCCGCAGCTCGCAGGCGTGAGCCTGCCGCCAGTGCCCGAAGCGTGCGAATACTGCGGCCGCGACGATTTTCCTAACGCGCGCGCCCTCAAGCAGCACCAGGACGTGATGCACAACGATCGCAGGCAGCAGCAGCAGTTGGGCGAGGCCATCGTTAGCGGCCTGCAGCAGACCGGTGTCGTTTCGGGCGGGAACGCATCTGACATCGCCGCGGCCGTCGCCGCCACACTCAAAGCCCTCGGCTACGGTCAGCCTGGACCGCAACCCGACCCGAACCCGCCCGAAGAGCCCGAGGACGAGGGCGACGAGGCACCTGAACCGGAACCCCAACCACCCGAACCCGAACCCGAACCGACGCCCGCCGCTGCTGGGCGGCGGCGCTAGTCCAGGAGGCTTTCCCCTATGCCTGGCACTCGTGCACAGACCAAAAACACCATCGACGTCGTGACCGGCTACTCGAATGCCGCGACCACCGCGGGCCAGATCCTCAACGAGTACGTCAGCGTCATCTTTGGCCGCCTGACGGGCATCAAGTTCTACGCCCAGACCGCCGGCGGCGGCGCGTGCGTCGGCGACGTGCTGATCAACGGCACCTCGATCTGGGCGGCGGCCGGCAACAAGCCGACACTTGCCTCGGGCACCGGTGAGTTCAACAACGCGCCGGGCGATCCTGGCAAGACCGGCATCCGGCCGGGCGATCGGATCACGCTGCAGATCAACACCATCACGACCACCGGACCCGCGCGCCTGTCGGCGACGGCGGCCATCGAAGGCAACGTCTGAAGGTTGTTTAGATGCCGTTTTCGCTGGCACAGTACCGCCACCGACTGGCGGACGCGGCGGGCTTCAACGCGCAGACCACCACCACGGCCAGCGCCGCGCAGCCCAATCAGCTCATCGTCAGCGACTTTCTGAGCACCGAGCTCGAGCCATCCTTTCTGGGCAATACCTGGGCGTACCAGCCGAGCGGTCCGAACGCTGGCCAGGTGCGCCGCGTCGCGTACACCGGGCTCGATCCGTCCAGCGGCACGGTCACGCTCGAGCGCGCCTACGCCACGGCCACGCCGGTCGGCACCGCCGTCGAGTTCCTGGGACGCTTGCCACCGGTGCGCTATGAGGGCAGGCTCGGACTGAACGACCTCGTCAACAAGGTGCTCGCCGAGTGCTGGACGGTCCAGAAGCTGCCCATTCCCGCAGTCGCGTCTCAGCGCGTGTATCCGCTCGGCGCGCTGTTCCCGTGGCTGCAAGCTGAGGACCAGTTTGTCGAGGTCTACTACCGCGGCGCCGGGGCTGACCCGAACAGCGACGACCAGTTGATGGTCAACTGGCGCTGGATGCCGGGCGCGGACAACCCCGGTCTGGAGATCGCCCAGCCCCTCAATAGCGGTGACACCTTGCTGCCGCAGGTGTACGTGCCCATGTCCTGGTGGCTCAATACTGGCACTGGCTTCGCACTGGCCGCGACCGAGGGCCTGTTCGCCGACACCGACCAGGCCATCCTGCCGATCATGGGCATGGAGATCATCGGCAGCTCATACGTCTACAACGAGCTCGCCAAGTGGGGCCTGCCGGATGACCAGGCCGTCTTTCGACAACTGCGCGCCCAGGCGCGCGCGGCCGCCAATCAGTGGAAACGCCTGACGCTCGAGCATCCCAAGCCGCGCAAGCAGCACTGGCCCAGCGTGCTCACCGTGCGATCCAGGGATAATTACGGCTACGGCTACACGATCGTAACCCCAGGTTAGCCCGAGGTGCCGTATCCGCTCCGCGAATCCATCACGCTCGGCGGGTATGACCTGACCCTGTACCAGTACTCGCAGGGCGGGCTGAAGGCGCAGGCGGCGGATGCCCAGACGTCCGTCGTGCAGCTCAGCGGCGAGCCGATCGACCTGTCCGAGGAACCGCTGGTCATCGACACCTTCCATCTGGGCTTCGGCTACTCGTGGCGGCTGATCCAGGACGCCTACGCCTACGCCATCAACGCTGATGCACGCTTTCCCAGGCTGCTGCTGCCCGGTCCGCAGGTCACCAGTTTCGTGCTCAGCGGCGCCACCAGCGCGCCGCGCTGCGGTCAGGATTACAACGGCCATTTCTATGTGGGCGTCGGCGGCACCATCTGGCGCGTGCCCAACGGCACGGGCACGCCAGTGGTCGATCAGAGCCTGGGCGCCGTCTACGCGTGGTCGATGGATACGTTTCTGGGCAACCTGTACGTGGGCACCTCGGCCACCGACACGACCGGCGGCGCGCCGGGGCCGCTATGGCAGTGTGCCGCGGGTGCCTGGACCGGCGCAGGTCCCAACCGCAAGGCCATCGCGCACGCGTGGTATCAGGCGCAGGCCTCGGGCTCAGTCGGCGCCTGGCAGTTGATCGGCTCGGACTCGACTTCGACGGTGTCCAACGTGGCGACCGCGCCGATGACGCCCGGCAACTGGGGCGCCAGCGTGCCGGTCGGCGATACGACCTACCCGATCGCGTCTCTGATTTCGTCGCAGGGCCACATCTACGTGGCCAAAGTCAACGGCCTGCACGACGTCGACGGCACGACCGGGTTTTCGCCCAACTTGATGCCGTTTTATGAATCGGCCATCGACGCCGAAAACGGCGTGGCCGGCATGACCGCCAACGGCTCGGTGTACGTCAACTCGATCGCCGGCCTGTTTCGGCTGGATGTCTCGGGCGGCTCGACCACCGGCCGTATCACCACCGTCACGCCCGGGCATGGCCTGCCCAACGAGACGCCCATCCGCGGCAAGATCACCGCGCTGACCAACTACGGCCCCTGGATCATCGCCGCGGTTTACAACGGCGTGGATACCTACATCATGTGGGGCCGCGACATCCGCCAGGGCGACGCGGGCACCTCACCCTTCGGCTACGGCGCCGGCTACGGTGCCAGCCCGCAGGCCATCGGACCCAACCCGATGTTGTGGCACGGCGCGTTGATTTTCCTGCCGGGCCAGATCTGCCGCATGCTGGCCATCTCGTCGCTGACCAGCCCGCCGCGACTGTGGCTGGGCACCTACAACCCGACCGCGGGCCAGGCCTCCCTGAGCTGGGCATACATCGCGCGCACCGAGAACCCGCTGCAGGACCCCGAGTACACCTATGCCACCTCGTGGCAGTTCTACATCGCCGGCCAGGACTGGGGGCACCCGCTGAGCACCAAGGACCTGCTGCAGGTCGACATCCAGGCCGACGGCCTCGGGGTTGGATCCAGTCTGGACATCCAGGTCGGCGCGGATGGCCAGACGCCGGCCCACTTCGGCACGGCCAATGCGAGTCCGGTGTCGTATGTGATCGGCACCGCCGACCTGTTCGGGCGGCGACTGACACTGGTGCTCAATGGCACCAACACGGCCAGCTCGCCGGCGCTGATCCGTGCCTTGAGCGCGCGTGCCCAGATCCGGCCAAACCTGCGCCGCATTCGGACATACGACGTGGTCCTCGGCGAGGGCAACCTGGACCGCTTCGGTGGCCGCGACATCGGTCGCGCGCTGACCGTATACCAGGATCTCGAGCCCATGCAGTGGGGCGGCCGGCAGACGCTGCGGGATGAGTTTGGAGAGACCTACAACGTGCTGGTCATGCCGCCGATTCAGCGCAAGCTGAGCCACCTGGGCGGCGAGTCGGGCAAAGGTACGGCCGAGCCGGTCATCGTGGCCACGCTCACCCTGAAGTTGCTGGTCAACGACGCGGATCTGACCACGCCGGCGGGCATCCACTGGGACGCCGGGTACAAGTGGGACACTGGCTATCGCTGGGGTACCCCATGACGTTGAAGACGCGTGTGGCGGGGTTTTTACAGTTCGTCCAGGGCGACGACCAGCAGGTGTACCTCACGCGCTGGCTGACCCAGAACTGGCGTGCCACCGACGCACTGTTTGACCCCGTCACCGGCCACAACCACAACGGCAGCGGCACCAATGGGCCGGTCATCGGTGGTGCCTCGAACCCGATCAACTGGCGCGGGACATGGTCGGCATCGACGGCGTATATCGCCAACGACGGCGTCAACTACCAGGGCTCGAGCTACGTGGCTACCGCGGCAACGACCGGCAGCACGCCGCCGGCGGCACCCTGGCAGCTTGTCGCCGCTCAGGGGGCCACCGGTGCGACGGGTCCGACTGGTCCGCAAGGGGCGACCGGCGCGACGGGGCCGCAGGGGCCGCAGGGGAATCCGGGGGCAACCGGGCCGCAGGGTGTGCCTGGTCCCGTCGGCATGACCTGGCGCGGCAACTGGGCCTCCACCAACGCGTACGCGGTCAACGACGCCGCGTTCTATTCGACCAACGGCTCGTCGTACATCTGTACGACTGCCGTGAGCAGCGGCGGCGCAGCTCCGCCATCCGATAGTGCGCACTGGGGCCTGCTGGCCGCGGGCGCGACAGGCACATGGGGGTCTCCATAAAGCATGACGTTTTCCGATGTGCATCCGGGCGACCCGATGGTCGCCAGCAACGTGCAGCAGGTTATCGATGCGCTCAAGGGCACGGCCGGCAAGGGCGTGCCACTGGCACCCGTCGCGGTCAACAACGCCACGTCGTACGCGCTGACGGTCGAAAATCTTGAGCCGACCAACTCGCGCGCGCTGAACGTATTGAAGTCGGACGGCTCGACGCTGATCAAGGCGGATGCCACGGGCGTGACGCTCGGCGCACCGTTGACGATGCCACCCATCACCTCCGCGCAAATCCTGGACGGCACGATCGCCACGGCCGACCTGGCCAACAACGCCGTCACGAACGCCAAGCTCGGCACCGACACGGCGCGATTGAACCTGCTCACCAACGGCGGCTTCGAGATCTGGCAGCGTGGGAATGGGCCGTTCTCTGGTGCAGGCAACGGCTACTGTGCTGACCGCTGGTACATCGGCATTGCCGGTACGGACACGTTCAGCCTGTCGGCTCAAACAACAACAGTTGATGCTGGTTCGCGAGTTGCCATTATCAATGGCTTCACACTCGGTAGCGGTGGCGGCGCATCGGCACTCATCCAGCGGCTCGTGGCGGCGGATATAGGTGGCATCAAAGGCAAGACGTTCACACTGTCCGTCAGGGCACTCTCGGCAACGGCGAATTTCTGTCGTGTTGCGCTGACCAGCGACGGCACCGGAGCAGGCATCACCTACTCTCCGTATTACGCAGGTGGAGCAACGTGGCAGACGCTTTCAGCTACTTACACGGTTCCTGCTGACGCTACCTATCTGCAGGTAACCATCTACTGGGCTGCGAGCGGAACCCACTACATTGACAACGCCATGCTGGTGGTGGGCAGCGTGGCGGCCGACTACGCGCCGCTCCACCCGGCCGACGACCTCGCGCGCTGTCTCCGGTACTACGAGGTCTTTGCCCCTGTCGCCAATCAATGGGTCGCAACTGGACAAGCCGTCGCCACAGGCACGGTCTACGCTCCTATCAAATACACCCAGAAAGGGGTAAGTCCGACCATCACCCTGAGTGCAGCAAGTGGCTGGCAGACTGGCAATGCTGCTGGTGGCGGCGTTGCTGCATCAACCTTTGTCACGCTTGCAGGAAGTCTGTCCGGTTGCACTGTCTATATCACTTGTGCGGGTGGTCTGGTAGCTGGTAATGCGGCCCCAATTCAGGCATCAGCCACGCCCGGCACGATTGCTATTGAAGCGAATCCTTAGGAGCAGTCGATGAGTATCCGGCCGATAGCGTTCAATCCTGATGGGTCGATAGAAACGGTGTACGACGAGCTTGGCCACAGTGGCACCATCCCCGCCGCCGAGATCAAGTGGAGCACCGGAATCGACGGCAGCGAGTCGCACTCGTACATCATCCTGAATTGCCCGGATGGCTGCGGCGGCTCCAGCACGCATCCGGTGGGCGGCGGCGCGGCGCCCGTCGAGGTGCAGCAGATGTTCGTCAACAAGGTTCAGGCCGAGGGCTGCGCGTGCGCCCGCGTGGATGCCACGGCGACCGACACGCTGGGCGAATCGCACGTCAAACTGCTGGTGGCGCGGCAAGATGGAATCG